CCCGTGGCCGCGTCGTGAAACTCCATCAGCATGCCCTCGGGCACGATGCCGGCGGCGTTGTGGCCGATGGAAGACAGCGCCCGCAACAGCGTCATCTTCTCGTGCTCGCTGGCGCTGGCCGGGTAGCGGCCCACGCGCAGCGGAATGCCGTAAATCTCCAGGAACTCAGCCAGGTCGCCCACGCTGTAGTTCTTGAACAGGTACGTCCACACCAGCTGGCGGAACAGCGCCGCGCGCTCCAGGTAGCCGCTCTTGGCCTTGTGCACGTGCGTGATCCAGCCAAAGGGCTGCAGCGGCGCGCCCTGCGAGCCATCGGCCTGCGTCGTGTAGTCGCGCAGCCGCAGCTCTTGCCGGTAGCCGCGGTGCAGCGTGAACCAGCTTTGCGGCCGGTGCGTCACGCTCTTGGGCAGCCAGAAGCCTTCCACGCGGTGCCACTCGATTTCCAGGCAGGCAAAGCCCTTGCCGATGGCGTCCGTCACATCGAACAGCATGTCTTCGAAGTCCGGGATTTCGGCCAGCAGCTCGTCGAGCTGCGCGGCGGCGCGGGTCTCGGCGGCTGTGGGCGCCTTCTGCGGCGGCACCACCTCCCACTCCAGGATGCAGGCGCGGCGGCGCTTGCTCATCTCGCTGGCAATGTGGCCGTCCTTCTCTTCCATGTCCTCGAACAGATCGAACTGCGCCACCACGTCGCCCGCCTCGGCCGCGTCCAGAATGCTCGCCAGGCGCGACGGCGTCAGCCCGCGCGTGGGGTGCGTCGCCAGCTCGCGCTGCAAGGCGCTCAAATGCGCCGTCTGCGGCGTTTGCAGGTCGGGCGTCTTGATGGGCAGCCCATCGGGGCCGAGGATGCGGGACGTGGCCATGCGGGTCACCATTGAGCGGAGGATTCGGGCAGTTGCAGGTCGGATGCGCCGTCGGCGCGCATGCGCGCGCGGTGGCCTTCGTCGGCCGTGTTGTCAAAGCCGCGCGGGTGGCGCGGCGCTTCGGTGAACTCGATCGGTGCCGCCACGTCGCTGGCCGCGTACTGCGCCAAAAAGCAGGCCCAGGCCCGGTCGGCGTGGCCGTTGGCGTCGGCCTCGGCCACGAAGCGCGGCACGCCCGTGGCGCCGGTCACTTTCTTGAGCTTGTGCAAGTCGGCGCGCAGCTCGGGCCGGCCCTCGGGGATGCGGATGCGCCGGTCTTCAAAGCCCTGCTTGCCCGTCGTCGCCAGCTCCAGCTTGGCGCTGGCCGTGAACAGCACGCCGTGCACGCGGCTCGCGCCGTGGCGTCGGCGCGCGTCTTCCACCGGCTTCTCACCCATGCCGGTCTGGTCCATGCACACGCGCAGCACGCGGTAGCGGCGCATCACGTCGTCGAGCAGCGCGTCCTGCTCGGCAAAGGTGATGCGCCGACGCTCGATGATCTCGCGCGTCCACAGCACGTCGCCCACCTGCTCGGCCACCCAGATCACGAACAGGTCATTGCGCGCCGCGATGTCGATGCCCACATAGGACGGGCCGCCCTGGTAGTGCTCGGGCTTGCCCGCCGCCTCATGCTCGCAGGCGGCGATCAGCTCGAACGGCAGCCAGCTGCTGGCCTCGTCCAGCCACTTCAGCTCGAACTCCTGCGCCCACAGGTCGGCATCGCCCGCGCCCCGGCGCAGCTCCTCCACGTCGCGCGGCAGGCCGTCGGCCACCGCCTGGTAGATGTCCGTGCTGTGCCGGCTCCAGCCGTCGCCGGTGGCGCTCATCAGGTCGTAGAACTTGTTGCCCTTGCCGTTGGGCGTGGAGATCACGCGCAATTTGAGCCCCGGCTTGGAGATCACCGGAAACAGCGCCTTCCAGATCGCCCGGCTGTCCTGATGAAACGCGAATTCGTCCAGCAGCACGTTGGCCGAAAAGCCCCGCGCCGTGTCCGGGTTGGCCGGCAGCGCCGTGATCTTGCTGCCGCCCGGCAGCTCCACCTCCAGCGCCTTGATGCCCGGCTCCCAGTCGTAGTCGTGCGCCTTGAAGCCCGCGCTCAGCGCCGCCAGGTGCAGCTTCACGCCCTCGTTCATCGCCTCGCGCGCCTGGCGCTCGCCGCGGCTCAAAATCACCCAGCGGCGGCGCTGGCCCTGCGCCTCGGCGCGCACGCAATCCAGCGCCAGCTCCAGCGTGCTGGTAAAGGTCTTGCCGCACTGGCGCGCCATCATGCCGATCTTGAAGCGCGCGTCATCCTGCACCCAGCGGCGCTGGTATGGGTACAGCTTCAGGGCTGGCTCGGTCATAGTCCGTAGGCGGCGGCAATCACCTTGGCCAGCACCGCAGGGTCCACGTCGCCACTTTGGCCCAGCGCGTCCAGCCTGGCGCGCTGCTCGGCCAGCAGCTTCTTGCGCGTGGCCTCTTCCACCTCGGCCTGAAACTTCTTCAGGTTCACGCTCGATCGGGTCAGCGTGGCGATATTTTTGGCCGCCGCGCTCAGCATGCCCACGCGCTCGCCCGGGTCGGCGTCCGGGTCATCGGCCTCCTGCAGCGCCAGGATCGCCTCGAACAGCTCCGTCTGCACCAGCGCCGTCAGCGCCTCGCTGCGCGCGTCCTTGTCGTCGCCCGCCTGCGCCTGGATCAGCTTGGCCGCCTCGGTGCTGGCGCGAATGGCCGCCAGGCGCCGGTCCAGCTTGGCCCCGTAGCGGTGCACCGCGCTGCGGCTGGGCAGCGCGCCCGCACTGGCCTCGGCCGGAAAGCGCTCGCGCAGGTCGGTGATCAGCTCGTCCAGCGTCTGCGCGCCCGTGGCCAGCATGGCCTCGATGTAGCTCTTGATCTCGGCCGGCAGGCGGCTGATGGTGCTCTTGCGGCCCATGGCTCTACCAGTACTTTGCCGGCCGCGCAATGCCCGGCTCGCAATCCACCGTGTACTCGGCCAGATCGGTGCCGTGGCGCGTCAGCTGGGCAAACCAGCGCCCGCCCGGCTGCTTGTCCAGCCGGATCAGCGCCCGCTCGGCCAGGTACTCCAGCTCGCGGCGCAGCTCCAGCGCCGTCGCGTCCGGGTACTCGGCCTGCGCCACCGACAACACCGGCCCCTCGAAAGCGCCAATCGGCCGCGCATTGTTCAGCACCAGCAGCACCAGCCAGCGCAACGCCTCGCGCCGCACGCGGGTCGGGTCAATCATGCTCATGGGTTCCTGCCCTCCAAAACAATCGAACGCAGCTGCACGTTGTCGATCTTGGTCGCCAGCCCATCCAGCTTGGCCTCCACAATCGACTGACCGCGCACATAGTCCTCGCGCCGCACGTAATGCAGCGGCAGCTCGGCCTGCATCTTCAAGAACTCGCGCTCCAGCTTGCCCACGCTCGACAGCTCGGCATCGCGCGTCGCCTGAAGCGCTGCAAAACGCTCATTGATACGCCGCTCGAACTGCCCCGCGATCAGCTTGCCCGCCGTAAAAATGATGGTGGCAAAACCACCCAGCAAGCTGACGGCAAAACCCACCAGCTGCCAAAAATCCACATCCACCGTCATGCCTGTCGCCTCAACGCTCGCTCGTGCAGCGCCTGGCACTCCACGCACAACTGCACCCCCGCCAGCGCGCGCCGGCGCGCCGCGGGGATCGGCTCGCCGCAGCCCACCGGGCCGGGCAGGAACTCGCCGCAAAACTGCGCGCTGGCCAGCACATCGCCCACGCCACGCGCAGCCGCCGCGCGCGCGTGACGCGCCAGCGCGTCCTGCAGGAACTGTTGCTCGCGCTCGGCCGCGCGATCGATGATGTCGCTCACCGCGCGCCCTCCTGGCGCGGCCAGCCGTCGCGCAGCATCACCGCGTCCTGAGCGTGTCGGTCAGCTTTTTCTGCCACATCTCGATAGCTTGCGCCGCACGCTGCGAGTAGCTCGGCTGCGGTGGCGGCTGCGTCAGCGGCGGCGGGCTGGGAATAAGCGGACACCTCGGCACGGAGGACGTTGGCGGTGTGCTGCAAGACGTCAAGAGCACGACCGCTGGCAGCCAGATCGCGGCGCAGCGCCGCCTCGCGTTTGATCGATTCATCGCGCGCCCTTGTCAGCGTGGTTTGAAAATGAAGCTCCCGGGCGCGCGCATCGGCCTCCGCCGTCGCCCGCGCCGTCGCCTGCTCGGCGCGCAGCGCCTCGATGCGCTCGCCCAGGCGCCAGCCCTGCACGCCCCAGGCCGCCGTGCCCGCCGTCGCCGCCGCCAGCGCGGCCGCCAGCAGATGCGTGTACGCCGCGCCCATCACGCCCACGCCCGCCACCAGCTCGCGCACATCCACCACCACAGCAGCATCATGGCGTCGCCCCCATGCACTGGCGGTACTCGCGCCGGCGACGCACCGCCAGGCCGCCGCACAGGCTCGCGTTGGCCGGCTGCGCGCAATCCTTGCCCTGAAAATGCGTCCAGCGCAGCAACTCGCGGCACGCGCCCGCGTAGTCCTGCGCATTGAGCCGCTTGACCAGCGTCGACGCGCAAAACGCCCGCCCCCCGACGTTGTAGGCAAAGCTCACGTAGGCGTCGTATTCGTGCTGCGACAGCGGCACGTCCACGCACTCGCGCAGCGCCCCCTCGAACTGCTGCACATCGACCAGCGCGCGCGCCAGCGCCTTGGGCGGCGTCGTCGTGTCGCCCGGCTTCACGCCCGCCGTGGTGCCAAAGCCGATCGTCGGCACGTCGCCGCGCACCGGCACGATGGCGCGCTCCGAATAGCCCTCGTGCAGCACGATGCCCACCAGCCCGGCGGCAGAAAGGGAGAGGGTGGCGACAGCCAGTCGCGGCGAAAACTTCATACCCAGCAGGATGCCGGGTGCAGGCGCTGGCGACTAAAAAAGCGCTTTAGTTATTGGGCCGGCAAGGCGACCACGCTCAAGGCAGCATCACCCGCAGCAGGCGCGACTCGGTCGAGTCAAAGAAGCACAGGGCCAGCTTCTCTCCCGTGTAGCCACCGTAAGAGTTTTTGCCGTTCACGCCGACGCTGTATTGAACCACCGGCAGCGTTGCATCGTGCAGTTTGATGGTGGTAAACCCCAGGCGCCTGACGTTGCCAATTTTGATGCTGTCGGGGTCTTTCCAGGCGCCCTGCGTGCGAATGCCAAGTTCGCACAGCGCCGCCGCGTCCTGGCGCGTCGATGGACGTTCGGATTGACCTGGGTAGACCTTGACCGACTCTGTCTTGGCGTCGTTTGCGCACGGGGCGTCCTGGTAGATCGTTTTGCCGTTGACGGTGCACTTGTTGATCGCCATGGCCGGCGCGGCCAGCAGCAGGGCGGCTAATGCGAGCACTGCGCGGACAATCATGATGCGTGCACCTTGCGCACGTAGATGCGCGCCGGCTTCAGCTCGCGCGAGCGGCCTTTTTCCCGAAACACCAGTGCTGCATCCACCCGAACGCTGGTGCGGCCGAACAGCTCGGCCTCGGCCACCGACGGGTCCAACTCGATCGGCAAGCGCTCTTCGCGCGTGCCCAGGCGGCCCGCCCAGCCGCGCGTGCGGTTGTCCAGATCGGTGGCGCGCACGATCAGCTCGGTGTTCTTGTATTCCTCGACGCGCTCGTTGGGCTCCAGCTCAATGCGCGCCGGCGCCTCGGTCACCGCCGCCCAGGGGATGCTCAGTGCAGGCGCGGCCCCCGCGTCTGGAACGCCAAACGACACGCTGGATTGCGGATCGGCGCGCACTGGGCTGGCTAGCTTGAGCGCGCTTTCGGCCACACGTTTTTTGTCGCCCGCCACCGCAGCTGCAATGGCACCTTGAAACGCTTCAGGGCTCACGTTCATCACCCCTGCGCCGTTTTGAAAGATCACTGAGTTCGTCGCCGTGATCGTCGACGCAGGCCTGTTGCCGGTCGCTAGGTGCAGACCATAGCCAACCAATCCGCCTAGCACTGCAGCGATGGCAATCGACTTCACGCCCTTTTTCTCCGCCAGCTTGTCGACGAACTCATCCAGCTTCGCTCGATCTTTAAAGAAAAACCTCACCACAATGTCCTCAATCAAGCTCCCCGTTTCAAGGGAGTGAATGAGGAACTCGGAGCTCTCGATCTCGACGCCCGTAAGTGTCGACAAAACCAGAGGCACCGGCTTAAGCAGGCCATCCAAGCCCTGCAGGGCAATTATCACGTCCCGAATCGGAACCGGCTTGCGGGTGTTGTAGACCAGCCGCTGAGTGCTCTCGTACACATGCTTCGGCGCCCCATCGTCAGTCGCTGCCGTCGGTGTGTTTGTGGTGCTCATGAAGTCCCTCCGCCTTTATTGAATTCTTCGTATCTCACGCCGCCTTGCCGCGCGGCTTCACCGGGTTGGCTGCAGGCGCTGGTGGACGGCCTGCGCCCTTGATGATCGCCTTCCCGGTCTTACCAATCCACGCCGGCGATCGCCTTGAGTTTTTTATGCAGCGCGGCATAGCGCTCGCGTCGCTCGGCGTACTGCGCCTGCAAGTCGGTGCGGCCAGCTCGCTTGCAAATCATCAGGGCAGCGTCGTGTACCGCGAGCACATGGCTTACGCGCATGTACTGCACCTCGGCAGCGCCACCCTCCATGCCCTGCACGTGCGCCTGGCTGTGGTCGAGCAGCCACTGAATCTCGGCCAGCGCCTCGTCCAGCCGGCCGGCCTGCTGCAAGAACTTCGCCAGGCGCGTGTCCGCGTACTGATCGCCTTCGATCGCCTTGGCCTGGCACAGCAGCTCGCAGGCGCGGGTCAGGTCGCCGGCACGCTTGGCCGCAGTGGCCTCGCGGTTGAGTGCGGCAAAGCGCTCGGCCTCGGGGTTGTTCGCGGCCTCGATGCGCGCTGTGACTGAAATCATGGACATACCGTTCTCCTCACGCCGCCTTCCCGCGCGGCTTTACTGGGCGCGTAGACGCGAACGCGCCAAGCGTTGTCTTGACGCCCGCCTGTACCGCCGCCGGGGCGCGGTGAAAGTTGTCCAGCAGGATGCGGTCGCCCGCCGGCAGCAGCTCGACTTCGGCCACCGCCTGGCTGCGCCGGCCGGTGAGGATGTAGAGCACGTCGGCGCCGGCGGCGGCAATCGCGGCCAGGAACGCCGCATCCGGCGAGCGCTCACCCTTCTCGTAGTGGATCAGCGCCCTCTTGCCGATCCCACCAATCTCAGCGAACTGATCTTGTGTCGCCGGAAGGCGCTCGCGCTCTTCTCTCAGCCTCGCTCCAATATTGTCCATACGCGCAACTCAACAATTGACATGTTGCACGAACGTGCACCATAATCCACCTCACCAAAACCCAACCAGCCCTAAACGAGCTACTAAACCATGCAAGCACAAACCCGCGAACAAATTCGCCAGCGCTTTCGCCGCGAAGGCCGCACGCTCGCCGACTGGGCGCGCGAGCGTGGCTACAAGCCCAACAAGGTCTACCGCGTCATGGCGGGCATCGACAAGGGCTACTACGGCGAGGCGCACGAGATTGCCGTCAAGCTCGGCCTGAAGGCCGACCCCGAGCAACTGGCCGCCTGAGCCCCGGCCATGCCCCAGCGTCATCCTAACCCAGCGCGCGACGCGTTCGGCTTCATGCCGGATCGCCCCGTGATCGGCGAGCCGCGCGCGCCGCATCCAGCTCATCAGCCATCTGCCCCAGCGTGCGCAGCGACGCCGCCGCCAGCGTCGCGCTGGTGCCCGCTGGCACTTGCCTGGCGCGCCATGCGGCGCTCATGCGGGGGCCGTCCATGACGCCCGCCATCTCCAGCCCGGCCGCGATCCACATCAGCGCTTGCGCCACACCGTCGATGCGGCCCCTCAGGTCCTCGATTGCTTCATCCATGTCTGTCTCCTTGTGGTGGACGGCCGCATCGTCCCGCGCCGGGGCCGGCCTGCCCAGCCCCACGCCGGCTTTTTGTTTGGAAGGGGCCTGAGGCCATGGCCGCCACCCTCAGTCAAAGCCGGCGCGCCTTCTGGCGGCGCTACCAGCCCAGCGGCTGCCGCGACGCACTGGACAAGTGCAAGCTGCACGCCCGCGAGGCCAGGAACCTGAGCGTCGAGCGCATCGCCGCCCAGATGGGCCTGCCCGACCACTACGCGCTGTACAAGTGGATCGAGTCGGGGCGCTTTCCCTTCGTGCTGATCCCGGCGTATGAGGCCGCCTGCGGCATCAACCTGCCCACCCGCTGGCTGGCCGCCCAGGGCCGGCGCCTGCTGGTCGACATGCCCATCGGCAAGGGCGCCGAGCAAGGCGACCTGGTGCAGCTGGGCAGCGGCTTTCAGCAGGCGCTGCAGCTGCTCAGCGACTTCTACAAGAGCAACGGCGCGCAAGACGCCGCCCCCGTGCTCGAGGCCCTGCGCGCCCACCTGGAAGGCGTGGCGCACCACCACTTCAACGTCTCCGGGTTCTCCGACCCGCAACTGGACTTCGGATCATGACCGACCAACAGCTCTTTGACGCCGCCCAGGAGAGCGCGCAGCGCCGCGCCTGGTGGCTGAAGCACGCCGCCGACACCGCGCGCAGCGCGCAGTCGCTGGCCGAGTTTCCGCGCCGACGCTGCCTGGCGCTGGCGCGCCGGTGCGAGGCGCGCATCGTCAACCTGTCCATCACCGCCGAAATCCGGTGCCAGCGCGAGCTGGAGCGCGCGGCATGAGCGCGGCCGAAGACAGCAAGGCCTACGCCAGCGTGCACGGCGCGCTGGCCCTCGTCGAGGCCCTGGCCGGCGCCGTGCCGCAGGGCCTGCCCAACAAGGCGCTGGCCGAGGCCGCCCGCATCACCCCCGCCCAGGTCACGCGCCTGGCCGCCGCGCTGATCGCGGCCGGCTGGGTCAAAAAACTGGACAGCGGCCACTACTGCATCAACGCCCACGTGGGGCGCCTGGCCTTCAAGGTGCTGGCCGCCTTCGAGGCCGCCGAGCGCCAGCTGGCCGACCAGCGCCACAACTACACCAACCCCAACCACTGAACGAAAGCAGACCGATGACCCGACCCCAACTCAGCGATGCACAAATCGAAGAACGCTTCTTCAAAGGCAAGCAGGGCCGCAAGGCCAACCCGGTGCCACAGCCGGTGGACGTGAGCTTCAAGGAGGAGGCGTTCGAGCGCCTGAACGACAGCGCCGCCGAGCTGGCGACGCTGCAAACCCAGCAGCAGCAGGCCGCCCGCGCCGTGGCGCTGCAACTGGGCTACCAGCTGCCCGCCGACAGCGCCGACCCCGACCTGATCCAACGCGACATTGCCGCCAACATGCGCCGCAGCGTCGAAGCCTGCCTGGAGGTGGGGCGCGGCCTGCGCGTGCTGAAAGAGGCTTGCGGCCACGGCAACTTCGTGGCCCGGCTGGACGTGCTGGGGATCGAGGTTCGTGTGGCACAGAAGTTCATGGCCGCAGCCTCCAGGTTCTCAAAAGCGGCGTCAACGCCGCTTTTGAAGGCCGCTGGCAACCAGACCAAGCTGTTCGAGATGCTGGTACTGGACGACGAGCAGATCGAGGAGCTGGAGCTGACGGGCCAGACCGGCGAGCTGCGCCTGGACGACGTGGCCACCATGAGCGTCAAGGAGCTGCGCGCCGCGCTGCGCGAGGCCAAGGCCGAGGCCGCCGCCACCGGCGAGGTGCTGGCCAAGAAAAACGAGCGCATCGACCGCCTGGAGCGTGAGAAGGCGCTGATCGCCAAATTGCCGCCCGATGAGGAATTGAGCCGGCTGCACGCCGAGTCCACCAGTCTGATGAACGATGCGCTGGGGCGCATTGGCGGCACATTTCGCCAGGCGCTGATCGCGCTCGCCGACCACGCAGAGCGCCAGGGCGAAGGCGGCGCGAATGCCGTGTTCATGGCGGGCCTGGTGGGGCAGCTGTCGTCCGCGCTGGCCGGTTTGCGCCAGGAGTTCAACCTGCCCGACGCCAGCGAGGCCGTCAGCGCGTTTGACGAAGCGGCCGGCCAGGCCATCCGTGAGGGCCTGCAGGCCATGCGCGCGGCCAAGGCTGGGGCGGTGCAATGAGCGCGACGCCGGACTTGCAATGCCAGCGCCGGCGCGAAGAGGCGGACTTGCTGGTGTGCCGGCTGTTGTCCGACCTCACGCGGCTGCGCCGCGACCTGGCCGAGCTGCGCCAGGACGCGATGAATGCGGAGCTGATGGCGCGCGACCCCAGCCGCGTTGCCGACGAGCTGAGCCAACTGCCGTCGCCGCTGATGCACTACGACCTGCAGCGCCTGCTCGATCTGGTGCGCAAGGGCTTTTGAACCATGCCGCCCGTCACCCCCGCTCAAACGGAGCAGCTGGTGCGCGCCAACCTGGCCGCGCTGCCGCGCGGCCACAAGGGTGACGCGGTGGCCGCGCTCGTCTCAAGCACCGGCAAGTCCCGCGCCACCGTGTACCGCCAGCTCAAGCAAGTCACGGTGCGCGCGCCGCGCAAGGCGCGCGCCGACAAGGGCCAGTTCGCCCTGACGCTGCACGAGGCGCAGATCATCAGCGCCTGGCTGATGGACGGCCTGCGCAAGAACAACAAGCAGCTGCGCGGCGTGGCGCAGGCGCTGCGCGAGCTGCGCTACGCGGGCCAGGTGCGCGCCGAGCGCGTCGATGCGGCCACGGGCGAAGTCACGCCACTGTCGGCCGCCGCCGTCGCGCGGGCGATGAAGGCCTACAGCCTGCACCCCGAGCAGCTGCTGCGCCCAGCGCCCGCCGCCGCCCTGCAAAGCCTGCACCCCAACCACGTGTGGGAGATCGACGCCAGCCTGTGCGTGCTGTATTACCTGAAGGACGGCAAACAGGCCGGCCTGCAGGTGATGGACGCCGACAAGTTCTACAAGAATAAGCCCAAGGTGCTGGAGCAGGTGGAAAACCAGCGCGTGTGGCGCTACCTGTGCGTGGACCACTACAGCGGCAGCATCTTCTGCCACTACGTGCTGGGCGCCGAAAGCGGCGTCAACCTGGTGGAGTCCTTTTTGCACGCCGTCACGCCGCGCAGCGTGGGCGGCCAGGCCGACCCGTTTTGCGGCGTGCCGTTTTACGCCTACATGGACCCGGGCTCGGCCAACACCGGCGCGCTGTTCAAGAGCCTGGCGCGCCGGCTGGACGTGACGCTGCTGGTGCATGCACCGGGCAATGCGCGCGCCACCGGCGCCGTGGAGCGCCCGCAGGACATTTGGGAGCGCGCCTTCGAGTCGGCCCTGCGCGCCGAGCCCGTGGGCAGCCTGGACGAGCTGAATCAGGCGGCGAGCATCTTTGCGCGCTTCTTCAACGCCACCGCCAAGCACAGCCGCCACGGCAAGACCCGCACCGGGCTGTGGATGACCATCACCGACGCGCAAAAGCGCGTGGCGCCGAGCATCGAGCTGCTGCGCCTGCTGGCCACCCACGCGCCCGAAAGCCGCAAGGTCGAGCCCTGGCCCGGCCCGGTGGTGCGCTTTGGCGGCAAGGTGTACGACGTCAGCCAGGTCAAGGACGTGCAGATCGGCGAGAAGCTGCTGGTCACCTACAGCCCCTACCTGGTCGGGCACGCCAGCATCGTGCTGCACGACGCCGAGGGCAACGAAGAGCTGGTGCCGGTGCCCGAGGTGCTCTACAACGAAGCGGGCTTCCCGGAGACGGCCGCCGTCATCGGGCAGGAATATCGCCGCCCGGCCGACACCATCTTGCAGACCAACCGCAAGCTGGTCGAGCGCATCGCCATGGGCGCGCAGACCGACGAAGAAGCCCAGGCCGCGCGCCGCGCGCGCCGGCCCGCTTTTGGCGGCGCGGTGCGCCCGCTGGCCGAGGCGCGCGAAACCGTGCTGCCCACGCCGCTGCCGCGCCGTGGCACCGAACTGGTGCCCACCGCGCAGCTGCCCGCCATCGACGCCGCCCCGCGCCTGCTGCCCCTGTTTGCCGCCGCCCAGCAGCTGGCCGCCCAGGGCGTGGCCATGGGCCCCGAGCGCTTTGCGCTGCTGGGGCAGTGGCACCCAGAGGGCACCGTGCCCGAAGACCAGATCGAGGCGCTGCGCCAGCGCCTGGAGGCGCGCAGCCGGCTGCGCGTGGTGGGCAGCGATGCGACCCATGAGTGAAACCCCAACCCCAAGGAGAAGACATTGACTGACAAAGTGACCAACGCAGTGCTGTTGTCGGTTGAGCGGCGCGTGCACCGCGCGCTGCTTGAGGGTGATGAATCCCCGCGGACGATGATTGCGGCGCTCATGTTTTCGGTTGCGCGCATCGCAGACGTCGTCGATGACAACGCTGCCACGGCCGACTACATCACTCAGTGCGCAGAGTTGATTCGCGCGGGCATGGCGATGGAGGTGAAGCCATGAACCCACAAGCCGCCCCGCTGGCGCATGCGCCCAGCGCCATCGAACCCGCCCTGCA